TAATATCTTCAAACTTTTTAATTTGTAAACGATTTTTAAATATCATATACAATGGCCAAATAACTGTACCAACACCTGCAATAATATTTTTATGAAGCTTGTCCAAAGTCATCTCCTAAAGCTACGTCCACTTTGCTTGGGACTTTAAATTCCATACAAGTTTCCATTGTATCCATAATAGTTTTTACATCATTATCATCTTTAATGTCAAAACAAAGTTCATCATGAATTTGTATTTTAGGTGTATATCCAGCTTCATGACAACTTATAATTGCTTGTTTAGTTTGATCTGCTGCGGATCCTTGTATTAATCTATTTAAAGCTTTGTAAGTAAAGGCTCTTTTTATGTTATTTCTACCGTATTTAGAACATGCATTTTCAAATGTTTCTGCCTGGTGTATACCAAAATCCTTAGGTTCCCATAAATCAAATCTACATTTTCTGCCTTTTTTTGTTCTAATTACACCTTCATCACTTGCTTTTTGCATGCATCTGTCAGATAAAAGCTTAACAAATGGAACTTTTCTATTATATTTTGCAATTAGTGCTGATGCTTCTTCTGTTGATAGCCCAAGGCTATTTGCTAATTTATTCTTCCCCATCCCGTACATCAATCCTAATCCAATTGTTTTTGCTTGCTTTCGCTCTATGCCTGCTAAATCTGCTACTGTTTGATGGAAGTCTGTTTCTGAATTTGCATATGCCTCTACAAGTTCGTTAGATCCTTCGTATCCTTCACCGATAGAGGCAGCATAATGCACTACCATTCGTGGTTCTTGTTGGCTGTAATCAAATGAACCCCATCTACAACCTTCTTCTGGTAAGAAGAGACCTCGGATTTTAGGTCCAAAGTCTTTGTTACGTGCGGGTAACTGTTGAAGATTAGGATTAGCCATAGACAAACGGCCAGAGACAGTCCCACCACTGTCGCTCCGTAACTGATTAATCTCAGCATGTATCCTCCCATTAAATTCATATCTTAAAATTGAGTCTAGGAATGTACCATGAAACTTGTTGATCTCTCTAGCTTGTGCTATAAATTTACTAATTTCGTGTTTCGAATTAGCTAACCAATTAGATGTAAAAGATGGCTCATGAGTTTTGTCAGTACGTGGATAATCTATCCCTAACTTGTCGTAAGCTTCTCCTATTTGTCGTGCTGCCCATATGTCTATGTCTTTTCCTACTAGCTGTTTTATTTTTTGCAAATATTCTTTCTCTTGTTCCTGAAATTCCTTTTTCAATCGATGAGCTCGCTCCACATCAACTCTTACACCCTTCGTTCTCATTTCAATTAAAATAGGTAACAACTTAGCTTCTAAGTCCCAAATTGTAGTTAAATTCTGATTAAATAATTCTGGTTTAAATCTTTGCCATAACAGGTACGTGAGCCGTGCATCTTGTTCCGCATAGAACCCGACATGCTCTGCAGGTAGCTTCCACATCTCCGCTTTCGGATCGATGCCATGATCCTTAGCTGCTTCGTTTAAATCTGTTTCGGACTTGAGCTCACCAAGATAATCTTTAGCTAAACCATTCAGACTATAAGACCATCTATTTTCATCAATGACTGCTGCAGCAATCATCGTATCTACAATTTCTCCATTCACCTTGATACCCATTTGTTGTAACCAACCTACATCGTATTGTGCATTGTGAAATATTTTTCTACAAGGTAAAGCACATACATCTTTCATGTACTGTAGGACTTGTTTCTCAATCATATTACCACCACCATAATGTTTAAATGGGTAATAACCTTGCCATCCTTCTACAGCTACTGCGAAACCAATAACATAACCATTACCAGTTGCCCAACCTGCTCCTAACTTATTGTTGATACCTTCGTCTCTAGTTTCTAAATCGATAGCGATCTCATCATACTTACTTAAATCTTTGTACTCTGATGGTCACGCCCAAATGTGTTTCTTAAAATTAAATGTAAACTGTAATCCTGTCATTTTGCTTCCTTTTTATTGTAATAATTAACCATGGCTCGTGTTCCTTCATACTTTTCTAATCGTCGTTTCATTCGTTGATTCTCTAAATAAAGTTTTTCATTTTTCTTTTTAAAATACTCAATTATCTTTCTATATTTAAGATCTAAATTAATACCTATGCTATTTCTTTTTATGGACATCTTTAAGCTTCAGTATTTCTAAATCACAATAATGTTTTATTTTTTCTAAATCTTCGATGCCATTCTTATTTAAATATCTGCAAACATACTTCACTACATTTCCTTGAAAGAAGGAAAGATTGTTTTTAGATATAAATTCATAAGGTTGTATGTGAAAATCTTTATAATGAGATCCTCCAATTTGTTTATCTTGTGGGAAAATTTCTTCAAATAATTTTTTATTGGTCATACTCCACACATCCCTTCGCATTCATTATTAAATAGATCTATTTGATCATCTTCTTTAAATTTAACTTCATCTAAAGGCACACATTGTCTATGTACAAAATTTTTAATTTTAGGATTGTGCATACGCATCTTTTTATCAAATTCTACAGCAGATGCAAATTCTTTTGGTCTTTGATCTCTCATTTCAATCCAAAATTTATCATCATGAAAAGGACAACCAATACATGCACTCTTAACTGGTATTTTAAATCCTTTACCTTCATACCATTTTAAACAATCTGCTCGTGACATATTTTTTTCAATTAAAGGCCATTTGTTTTTTTGCCACCAAAATCTTGAGGGCTTCATTCGCATAGCTTCATCCGTTGATATACCAACCCAAACCTCAACAAATTTATCTTTTGGAAATCTTTGTCTTGGTTTTAATCCAAATATTTCTCTTATTTTTTTAGCAATTGGAGTTATTTTGTATTCTCTTGTACATTGTCTTCTACCCATTCCCTTTTTACCTTCTGCATTAATTGTATAGAAAGGAGCGCTAGCAAATTGATTACCGCCTGGTGCGAGAGCCTTGAGTATGTCATCTTGGATATTACCTTTTTTTACAATATGCACAGGATAACTTAAAATTGTTTTTAAATAATTTAAATGATCTAATACAGGTTTAGGCTCCCAACCTGTGTCTGCAAAGATTGCTGCATCAGGTTTATCTCCAAACTCTCCTGCATCTGCCATTAAAGCCATGGTAGAGCTTTGCACTCCTGCTCCTAATGATAATATTTTTAACGCTGGTTTAGTACTGTCCATATTGCCTTTCCTATTTCTTCCGCGATTTGTGGGACGATAGAGTTTCCCAATGCTTTAAGTCTGTGTACTCTGCCGGGTACCCCATTAGCCACTCTACCCACGTTGGGTTCAAACTCCCACCAACTTTCTCCCCTAGATTGCTCTTGCCTCGATCTATCTTGCTGTCCTTGTACATAAACTCTCTCGGTGTCGGCCACATGATGTTCGGATGCGCTACTTGATCGTTCAAACTGATAGGCATCTTCTTGTCTACTTTCATTTGCATTCTCTTTGCCGAGCTCGCTCCCCTGTCGCAATGTGCGTCTGGAGTTCTCCATAATCTCATTGTCTCTGGATCCACTTGTTCTCTTAGATTCGAGGGTCGTGTTCTGCCTTTCCTGTGTCCCTGCATTAATTTCATGGTTCCCTCTTTTGATCTTGGAGGTAAGTGATCCATTGTGTTCGGAGTAGCCCACAATCCAGACTCTGTCTCTTTTGTGTGGCGCGCCGACGCCTGCAGCTGGAATAACAAACGTTTGGACTTCGAAGCCTTCACTTTCCAAATTAGAGCACACTGTTTCGAAGACCATGCCGTCTTGGATGTTAATAAGACCTCTGACATTTTCTGCAATAACGAAGGTGGGTTGGACTTCTTTAATGACTCTAAACATTTCTGGCCAGAGATAGCGATCATCTCTTGTTCCTTTTTGTTTTCCTGCAACGCTGTAAGGTTGGCAGGGGAAACCACCTGTGAGGATGTCGACGGGTTCTTTGATGTCTTTCCCTTCCAATTTCGTAATATCATCGTATATCTTTACTCCTTTCCAATGTTTTTGTAATAATAATTGACAATATCGGTCTCTTTCGCAAAATGCGATAGTGTTAAATCCCACACGTTCTAGTCCTAGTGAGAAACCTCCAATGCCACTAAATAAATCTAAATGGTTCATCTGTGACACAGATTTACTACCGGCCACCGGACATGTCAACAAAAATCGTTGATTTTACTCATTTTACAATTCTATATAAGATATTTTTACCTTTTATATATTTTTTTACACCTCAGAATGTCTGACATTTGTGACACTACACCCTTTTTAGTCTATTTACATTGATATTACTTACTTATTTGATGTCACAAACACTTTTATTTTGTGACATACACTGACATTTGTGACACTAG